CATCGCGGCGGTGTTGTTCACGTTCGGGGGAAAGACGGAGCAGTTGGACAGGGCTCGGACGGATCTGGACAAACTGGCGACGGTCGTGAACGACCTTGCCCGTGCTCAGGCATCAGCCGCCGTGGCGGACGCCACGCACAGCAAGACACTGGAAGACATCCAGCGCAGGCTGGAGAACCTAGAGAGGACGATCAAATGAGCGGATCTTGGAAGACGAGCGCGGCTGGCATCGGCGCGGTTCTCGTGGCTGCTGGAAGCGCCATGACCGCGATGTTCGACAACGATCCCGCGACGCTTCCCGATTGGGGAGCGGTCATTGCCGCGGTCATCGCAGGCGTTGGATTGCTCTTCGCCCGCGACAACGGTGTGACTTCTGAGGCCGCGGGGGCCAAGTGACATACGACTACGACGACTGGTACTCGGAGAACGCTCCATGCTCGAACGCATCGTCGCGCAGGTCACGGTCGCGCTCATCGCGTGGCTGGATCGCCGAATATCAGCCGACCAGAACGCTGTGGATGCCGATCCTGATCGCGATTCTCTTCGCCGTGCTGGTGCTCGGCTTCGCGAGTGGCTGCGGAAATAACCGCACGGTGTTCGTCCCAGAGGACAGCCCGATGCGGCTCGGTCCCGACGTCCGCGCCCGCGTATGGGTGCGCGTCGACGGCAAGTGGGTGTTGAGCGGCAACCAGATCGGTCTGCCTGAGGGCTGGTACATCGTTCCCAGTTCGTACGTCGAGGAGGAAACCAAGTGAGCGCCAAGATCCAACTCCGCCGTGACGCCGCATGGGTCGGGACCGACACGCTCGCCGCGGGCGAGGTCGGTGTCGACTTCGATGCGAGCGGCGTCGTCAAGGGCATCAAGATCGGTCGACAGGACGGAAGCAGCACTTGGACCAACACCGACTACCTTCAGGGCACGGTTCCAGAGCGCAGTTCCACGGGCATCACCGATCTGAACTCGGCCAACCTGCGGGGGCGCTACGTCTGGTCGTCTGGAACGGGGATCGTGACCAACGCCCCGATCACGTTCGTCGCCGACGACGGTCAGGTGACGGTCCTCAACAACGTGTTCGGGACCACGAACGATACGATCGTCCAGTGGCTGTCCACGGAGGGCAATGGGACCGTACCGTCCAAGCACTACGTCCGTGTCTACGACACTGGTGCCGCTGCGTGGCGTGCGTGGAGCGCCGTGACCAACTGGGCGGCTGACGCCTCCAATGGAACGGCCATCACCTGCACGAACCTCGACGCAAAGGGGATTATTTCCGCAGCGGACGGTACGGCTAATGCGCCATCCATCACGAATAACGGAGATACGGACACTGGTATCTTCTTCTCCGCGGACAACGCACTGTCGATCGCAACGGCTGGATCGACCCGTGTGACTGTCGGCGCTGCTGGCGGCGTCACGATGTCGTCGAACCTTGAGGTCGGCGGCGACCTCAACATGACGTCGGGATTTATTACGAACGTCAACGACCCAGTCTTTGGTAGCCAGCAGGGAGCGGTCACGGTCAACTACCTTGAGGTCGGAACCCGAGTCGGTGTCACCGCGCTCCTGATCGTGAACGGGACAAGCATCAGCCTACAGGTTGCTGGAAAGACGACGAGCGGACTCTTCTCCCTGTCTGGCGGAACGGCTGGTCTGGGCAACCTGCGGGCTGCGGCGGGGCAGTGGACTGGAATCGTGACCCTGTCGACGGGCCACTACGCCAAGATCGACGTCAACTCCAGCGACTGCACGGCAACGGCGGTTGGCGGCGGAGCAAGTCCGCCGACGACCCTATCGACTGCATTCCACGCGGTTCTGGTGCGCACATCGTGACAATGATTCCCGTCCAACTTCCGTTCAAGGGCTTCACGGAGCAGAACTCGTACAGTTCGGTTCCAGAAGGCATGACGCCGTCATGCCTGAACGTGATGCCCGTGGATGTGTTCAACGGACGGACGCGCATCGGCACCCGTCAGGGATCCAAGCGCTGGGACACCACTGGCGTCCAGTTCCTTGGTTCGTACAGGATCTACGAGGGCACGAATCTCGTCGAGCGCCTCATCATGGTCCGCGCGGGCAAGGTCTACTACGGCGACCCTCAGTCCTCGACTCCCAGTTGGACACTGATGTCCAATCAGGCCACTGCGAAACTGAGCACCACTGGAATCGTCAGGGGTGTTCAGTATTCAGATGCCTTCTTCTTCGTGGATGGAACCAACTACGCAGAAGCGCATCTGGATGACCCGACTGGAACAAGCACAAGCGCTGCTGGCGTTACGCAGTGGGGGGATACTTCAGGTGGAGGAACTGGTCCATATGGGACCGATCCTACTGGAGCCGCCGCTGGCGACAGGGCTACTCTGATCGTCAAATGGGGTGCCAGACTTGTTCTTTCAGGGTACAAGATTGCCCCGACAATCTGGTTCGCCTGCGCTCCAGATCTTCCGTACAGCATTCATGGCGGATCGTCGACCGACGGATGGAATCCCGCCAACGGCGGTATCGGTGCCATTGGCGGCACGACGGGAACAGAGGCGTTCGGAAGCGTGGGCGACCCGATCGTCGCCATCTTTCCGTTCGGCCAGACTGGCCTGATGTTCGCCTGCACCAACTCGTTCGAGTACATGACCAGCGATCCAGAGTTTGATGCGTCGGCGCAGATCGTGCGCCTGACGAAGTCGATCGGCATCGCGGGCCCGAACGCTTGGTGTTTCGGTCAGGAGAAGGCGGCGTACGTCCTCGCCAACGACGGCCTGTACTACCTGACCCCGAACGACTTCAACTTCAACCGCGGAAGCCGCATCTCCGCTGGACGTCTGGATTCGTTCTTCCTTCGGCTGGACTTCGGCGCCCCCGTCATCGGCGGCAGCGGCGTTCTGGCTGGCGGAACCCTGCGGTCGATCGGTAGTGGTTCTGGTGCCAGCAAGGTCATCCTCGACGCGAACAAGAACATCGACCCATCGCCGAGCACTGGCGAGATCTCGGCGGCGGAGGTCGCCGAGTCCCTTGTCGGTGGATTGACCAACGGAGAGGTCTACCCGACGCTGGTCTGGGACGAAGACCGAGAGGGTCTGTGGATCCTGCTCACGGTATCTGGGTCAGAGCAGCAGTCGATCCACATGTACTATGACGTCAAGACGGACTCGTTCTGGCCTCAGCGGCTGGCGGATCCGAACATGTACGGTCCGACGAATGCCCTGTACGTCGGTTCGAGCAGGTCCAAACTGGGCAAGTTGTTCCTTGCCAGTGCCGACGGCATCAGCATCATCGACCGCGGGTATCCGATCGGCATCGACGGCTACACGGCTGGAATGACCGATACGCAGAAGCGCACGCAGTTCGTGCGGAACAGCCTGACGGTCGGACCGATCATCGCTCCTCTGGCGCAGCGCATGCTGCTTCAGGAAGTCAGAGTCGATCTCGCTGAGGACCAGTACGAGGTTCCGTCCACAGAGACGGATCCGAGCACCGCGCCCATCCTGTCCGTCAGCAAGGGCGACACGGCTCAGGGCGCGATCGGACTTCGGTCGGATGCCCTGTTCGTCTCGCAGTTGAACGAACTGGTCGTCGACGGCGAGGACAGGACTCCGCCTGCGTCGTTCATTCTGTACGACGGCGGAAGCCGCGACGCGACCGCTCAGGATCGCCGCGTGGATGGTCGGTTCGCCACCCGCCCATTCGGCGTGTACACGAAGGCCAACCCATTCACGAGCGGGACAGCGGCTGTCTACGACGGACCGTCTGACTACACGCTTGAGTACACGTCATCCGCTTGGCGGATCGTGTGGGAAGGCGAAATCTCCGACGAGACGGAGTACGAGAAGCAGAACGGCGACCCGTCCACGCCGAACGGACAGTTGGCGAACATGATCCAGAACCCTCCGCCCACCGACAAGGGCGACATCGCCGAGGTGTCTGGTGCGTCGTTCTCGGACGCAGAGATCATTGAAATCGGCGAACTCAACGTGGGTCGGAACGAGGCGATCAAGGCCCGAGTCCGATCGGAAGCCATGTACCTGACAATCGCAAGCGACGGGCGTCCTTGGTCCGTCGAGCGCATGTCCGTCCTGCTCTCGCAGGTCGGCAAGAGCAGAGGAGCGACCTAATGGGGTTCTTTACAGAACTATTCTTCGGCAGCGACAGCAAGAAGAAGGCGATGGGTCGGCTGAAGCAGGACTACATGAACCGCTACGGCCAGTTCGCCACCGACATCGAGCGATCATTTGATCCGATCATCTCCCAGATCTCCCAGTTCAGGGAGCAGAACATCAGTCGCTACCGCACGGACCTTGAGTCCTCGATGCGCCAGTACAGCGACGCCTTCAGGCAGGCTCAGGAGCAGTACGGCACGGGCATGGACAAGGCTTTGACCGAGATGCGGACTGGCCGCGAGTCGACCATCGAGATGCTCCGCCAGACCGTCGCCCGCCAGCAGCAGGCGACGACCGCCCGTCAGGCTTTCAGTGGACTTGGCATGACGACGTTCGGTCAGCGCAATGTGACGAACATCGGAACGCAGGGAGCGCTACAGGAGGGTCTTGTCCGCGAGCAGTACGCCAGTCAGTTGTCCGCACTGGAGGCCCAGCGTGCGGCTGGCCTGAGCGGGATGACGATGCAGTACGGAACGGGCATCGCCCAGATGGGTGCCCAGATGGCTCAGGGCACCAGTGGTCTGTTCCAGAACTATGGATCCCAGATCACGGGTGCCGAGATGGCCCGCCAGCAGCAGTCCTTCGGGGCACGCGGCATGGGGTTGTCTGGATACTTCGGCGCTCGCACGGCGCAGGCCCAGTTGGCTGGTCAGGCCACGGCGGCGTTCGGAGGAATGCTGATGAGCGTCGGCGGTTCTGCTCTCGGCAGTTGGGCTGGAAGCGGTTTCGCGAATCCGTTCGGCGGCAACGGATCTGATGCTAGCCTTACGGCGGCACAACTGGCAGAGCGTCAGCAACTTCGTGGTTTCTGAGAGGTGACACATGGCGAATACTTCCACTGGCGATTTCTTCTCGGACATGATGCGCGGAGTCGGCGCGGGCATGGCGTCGTACGACCCCAACAACCCGATGCGGAGTCTTGGAACGTCCATTCTTGGCGGCATGGCTCGGTCCGAAGAGGACAAGTCGATGGCGAAGAAGTCAGAAGCGGACTACCAGAACTGGCTTCGCAAGTACGAGGTGTCGAGCGAGGCAGAGCGCGAGGAGCGCGGCGAGGAGCGCGACTTCCGCAAGGAGATGATCCGCGAGGAGCGCCAGTACGCCGCATCAGAGGCGGAGAACGCCGTGGAACGCGCCCTTCGCCAGTTGACCGAGAGCCTTGATATCCAGCGTCGGGCGAAAGCGTCCGAGCGCGCGGACCTACGCGCGGAGCGCGGCCAGTTCAACGCGATGAACATCGACAACCTGCTGTACGAAGCCGTGGGCAAGTACGCACCAAACTACGCAGGAAGTCCACGGGGACAGAATCAGCCCACGATGGCGTGGGGCGGCGGAACCATTACCTGAGGAAGCCATGCGCGAAATCAACGACCCGCTTCTGTCTCCAGATAACACCGCACCCGACACAGCGGGCATGGTCGGCGGCTACATGCCGCAGAAATCCCCAGACGTCGCTTCGGCGACGCAGGGCATCGCGCAGGGCATCGCGACTCCAGAGGACAAGGATCGCAAGGCGATCGAGTCGGCGGTGAAGGGTCGAGCCCCTGACATCGGCGATCCGTTCCTCGCTATGCGCGGCATCATCGAGGGCGATCCCGTCGGAATGGAGACGTTCGATCTTGGGTTCTTCGACGACGGAACGCCTGCGATCAACATCAACGGCGGCGCGATTCCCGTCGATCAGTCGATGTGGATGGCGCTGCTGAACGCCCGCGTCGCCACACGGGACGAAATGGACCGCCGCATGGAGCATGCGATGAAGGTCCAGCGTACGTCCGATCTGGTGGACAAGACGCTTCGGGCGAACCCAAACGTCAACGCTGACACCCGTGAAGCGCTGATCGGCCTGACCAACGACTACCCCGACTTCGTCGCGGAGCAGTTGTTCCGCCTGAGCGCGAACATGGCGTACGACGGAGGCAAGCGTCAGGGCAACGAGTTGCAGGCTCTGCGGATGGACACGCTCGGTCAGGCAACCGCGTCACGCATCCTTGGGCAGCGGATCCGCCCTGTGGACATGAACAATCCACAGGAACGTGAAATGGCGATTCTGACCAGAGCCACGGAAATCCCAATGCCGTCCGTCAGGGACGAGGCTGTCGCCAAGGCTATGGCTACTGGAAAGAGCAGTCACGCAGCGGCGCTCGGCACCTTGGAGTTCTTTGCAGGCGGCGGAGACAAGCGACGTTCGCGCGCAGGTCGCGGGTTGCAGACCACTGGATTGTTCGACATCACGCTAGAAGCGGATGGCAACGGCGGCGAAAACCCGACTATCTGGTGGGCGATGCAGATCGCCAGCGACAGGAACCTGTGGGGCGATCAGGCGGTCGACATCCCGATCAACGTGTCGAAGCCAGAGGACGTGATGCAGTACATGTCTCGGCTTCAATCGCTGTTCGCGATGAACTTCGGATACGGACCGAGCGACGCCATGAGCACGCAGTCCGCGTTCAACTGGATCTCCCAGAAGTTGCAGGCTGGAAACGTCGCTCTCCAGCAGGGAATGATTCCGCCGAGCCCAGAGGAACAGGGTGGCGGATCGACACCTGCTGAGCGCAACCCACGCATTTCTCCGACGGCACCAGCGCCTTCTGCGCCCGCTCCCCGTTCCAGTCAGCCCGCCGCGCCTGCACCCTCCCGAAGCGGACTCCCTATCTGATAGGCCAACATGCAGAACAACGACTTCATCGACGACGGTCTGTTCGAGGGCATCTACAAGGACATCGACCGAAATGCTCAGGCCACGCAGTCGTGGCTTGAGTCGCGTGGAGTCATGCGCGATTCGCCAGACTGGAGCAAGGCGTTCGATGGTCTTGAAGACAAGATTCGCTCAGAACGCCGCAGGATTCTGAGGGAAGAGGCGATTGCCGCTGGTCGGCCAGACGCATATGCGTCATACCGCGCGTCGGCATACCTCAACGACTTTCCAGTCATGTCGTTCGACGACTGGAGCAATAACAAGCGTGGTGCTGTCCAAGCCGAGATGAGCGATCTCGTCGGCGGGACGTACCGCGTGATCGAAGGCGCGGCGCAATCCTTGATTGGAGGATCCGCGTCTTTCGTATTCGACCAGAGCCGTTCGGCGTTGGACGAGAACTACCCAAGCAAGACGGAACTGGATCAGTTCGACATCATCAACATTCAACGTCAGGAAGCGCAGCGTCTGCGCGATGCCGAGCGTCGCCAGCAGCAGCGGATCCGCAATCTCGCGAGCAGGAACTTCGTCGATCCCGTTCGCGGCAAGCCGTGGACGATGAAAGACGTCAAGTACAAGGACGACGCGGCGATCGACGCGGCGTACCCCATGCCAGAGATCCCCGCGGAACTCCAGCGGAAGATCGACTACATGAACGCGCCCGAGCGATTCGGGGAGAACAAGGAGTTCCGAGAAGGCGTGCAGCGGTCGGTCATGGGCGCATACCGCACAGCGGTGATGACGTCTCCGACTGTGTCTGGAGGTCTGGTTGGCGCGGTCAGCCAGTTCGAGGAGCCATTCGATCCGATGAACAGGAACCTGAAGAGCGATGTCCTTCAGGACAGCAGCGGGGTCGGAAAGTTCGCGGGCACCGTGGCTGGAACCGTGGCCGTCTCCGCGCCCGCGATGGCCAATCCCGCATGGCTGGCGATGTTCGCCCCTATGGGCTACGAGTCTGGTCAAGCCCGTCTTGAGCAGCGGTACGAGGAGGCGAAGCAGCGCGCGAGCATGGAGGGCAGGGAAGCGCCCAAGCCACCGACTGCCTCGCAGCAGCGCATCGCTGGACGAACGGGTGCCGTATCGGAGACTCTGTCCGAGGGCATCGGAAACGCATTCGAGTTGGCGATTCTCGCGTCGAAGGGCTCGCGCGCGGCCAACATGGCGCAGCGTGGCGGCAAGCATGCCGCGGCTGTCGGAGCGGACACCACGGGTCGCCTGTCGCGAAACATGCTTGAAGGATTGTCCTCGCCACTCGGAACGCGCGGCGTCGTCAGCGCGGTCAAGGCGACGGGCACGATCGGAAAGGTCGGCGCGGTCGAGACGCTTGAGGAGATCGGAAACATCGCCGCCCAGACGGCGATGATCGACACGGTCTACGACGATGCGTCCTTGGCGCGGTTCTGGAACGAGTCGATCGAGGTCGCTCCCGTGGCGTTCGCCGCTGGCGGCGTGACTGGCGTCGGCGCGATGGCGGCGCAGAAGGCCAAGCGCAAGGGAGAGGACATCCAGATCGGTCGCACCAAGGCGGCGGCGATCGTCACGCGCGTGCTTGACCAGATCACCGACAAGAACGCTCTCCAGCGCTTGAGCGGCATGTCTCAGCCAGCGCTCGGCGTTTCGATGGCCCAGCAGCAGTTGGAGGACTACAGGTCTGGCCGACGCATGGCCGTCATCGTCGACGCCCGTCATAGCGACGTCACGCTGTCCGACGAGGTCAAGGCAGACATGGATGCCGCAGGCATCAACGTCAAGAACCCAGTCCGTCAGGGCAACCTGCTGTACTACACAGCGGACGCGATGGCGAACGACGTGATGGAGGCCGCGAAGACTGGCAACACCCAGTTCATCACAGGACTCCCGAACTACGTCGGACCGAACGAGGCCGTTGCTGGCGCGTTCGTCCTCCGAAATGCTGGTGGACAGATCGTGGAGATCGTGCCCTACGGCATCGGCGCGAACAAGGATGCGGTCAACACGGCTCTGGAGGCTCGCGCCAACATGAGCGGTCTGACCGTCGGCGAGGTGTCCAGTCAGGACTCCAAGTATTTGTCCGACACGATCAACGCCCAGTTGGACATCGACAGGGTGAACGCAGGCGGAAAGCCTCGCACCTCGAACGTGGCGACACGCCCAGACGTTCTGGCATCGGTCCAGAACCTGAAGGGCGACATTCAGGCGCACGTCATGCGGGCGCTGATGGAGAAGCACCAGCAGCAGCAGCAGCAGGCTCAGGCCGAGGCCGAAGCCAATGGCGAGACGTTCACGCCGACGCCGTTCAGCGGAAAGGTCAAGGTCAATCTCAAGCCAGTCTCGGCCAAGAACCTGAGCGAAGGCGAGCGCCAGTTGGCGAACGCTGGCAACCCCGCGACGATCCTCGATGGCAGCGTCGAGATCACGGAGAACGGGGAAACGCGGGTCGTCGACATCCCGATGGACGGAGTCTACAGCGGCCAGACCAGTGCCGATGGCGTTTTCCTGATCCGAGAGAACGGCGATGCCATGACGTTCCGCAGCGCATTCGTCGCGGCGACGCACGAGGGCATGCACCGCGGCATCTACCGCAGCCGAGGCGGCGCACACTGGATGAACCTGCTGTTCAACATGGACCCAGTGTTCTCGCTGCGCGCTGGTGCCGCCTACTGGCGGCGCTACAACCCGATGGTCGCGAACGCGAGCGATGCCGAGGTCATCAACGACATGATCGCGCGGTACGAGGCCGCGCAGCGCGTGCTCGGAGACACCACGCAGACGGCTGAGGCGCGCCAGCAAGCACAGGGCGAGATGGCAGTGGTCGAGCGTTTCGCCGAGGAGACGGTGGCCGAGACCGCGACGCAGACGATGGGCACGACGACCGCCCTCGCGTCGGAGCATGAGAACGCCTACCGCCAGACGGAGGGAGCGCAGTCGCGCAAGTTCCTCGCGTGGCTGTCGAATGCCCTTCACAAGCGTGGCTTCTTCGGAAAGCACGCGAAGGCGGTCCTCGACATGTTCGGTCAGCGCGCGCGCGGCGTGCGCGAGGCGAACCTCACTCTGGACGCCCAGTACCGCAAGTCGGCGATGGCGCAGTACGAGAAGAACATGCGCGAGGCGGCGGAGTACGAGGCTCAGTTGCGACAGCAGGGTGTGCAGGAAGGCGACGCCGTCACCGCGGCTTCCGCACAGGCCGCAGGAGCGACGGCATCCATGCGCGGGGCCGAGAAGCAGGCGGCTATGGCTGGAAAGGCCGCGGTTCCTCCCGATGAGGAGGAGAAGAAGGATCAGGGAGAGGCTGGCGGGACTCTCCCTGCTATCGTTCCCACCGCCGTCAGCGCGCTTCAAGCGCTTGCAGGCGTCTCCGCTCAGGTCATTCCCAGCGGGGTGATGCAGCCGCAGGCCCGTGCACGAGCACAGCAGGGATCGGCGGTACCGCAAGCAGAGACGGCACCTGTGGAGCAGCCTGCTGCACCGCAGGAACCGACGGCGATGTTCTCCACACGTCGGAATCTTCGCGGCGAGTGGTGGATGACGCAGGACGGTCCGCAGTTCGCTGACGGAGATGTCGGCGACATGAACCACGAGATGATCGCGGCCAACGAAGCCGTGAACGACTTCAGGAACTACCTGCTTCGCAAGGCGGAGAAGTCCAAGAGCAAGGCGTTCAAGATCCGCGCGGCGGAGTTCGACAAGTTCGTCGACGAAGGCAACGATGGCGGTGGCTTTGATCCTTCTCGCGTTCGCGAGGAGGCGCTCAAGGCCATTGGAAAGGACATTGATGCCGTTGCCGCGTGGTCGGAAAAGGAGTCGGCGAAGCAGTCTGAGGACCAGCGCGCGCAGTTCAAGTTGATGATCGACTCCGTGACGGGTCAACTCCGCGACAACAGGGACTACGGTCTGGCAAAGGGTTGGGTCCGAGTTCTCGGAAACAACCTCCAGTTCCCATCCCTCAGCGATGAGGCGCTCAGGCGCGTGGCAGACCAGTTGTACGAGACGGAAGGCGAAACCGTCTGGCGGCAGTCGTTCACGGTGGAAGACACCGCTGGACGGCGCATGTTCGACGACGTTCCATTCGAGGCTCTGGAAAAGGGAGTCGCAGGGCTAGCCCCATACCGCGGCGCCCGCTTCTCCCTTCGTCCGATCGCGCAGCAGGAGATGACTCCTGCGATGCAGTCATGGAGTGCTGGATCGAAGGTTGTGGACGAGAACGGCGCTCTCATTCCCGTGTATCACGGAACATCGAAGGACAAGGACTTCAACAAGTTCAGAATCGGGAAGCGCGGGGCGTGGTTCACAACCAATCCTCAAGACGCATCTATGTATGCCATGCAGAACGACAGCATGGGATTCAAGAGAGAGCCGACACAAACAGATCCTTGGGCTTCACGCCGAACCAATACTGCATCGCGAGTCATTCCCGCAGTCCTCAACCTGAAGAACCCCGCCAACTACTACAGGGATGTCTCGACAGAGGACAAGAAGTTACTCGAAACATCGCAGAACTACGCGCTCGCGCAGGCCCGTGTCTTCGACAAGTTGCGCCGTCAGGGATTTGACGGCGTTGACATGGGCAATGGTGTGTATGTCGCCTTTGAACCGAACCAAGTCAAGGGCTACTTCAACGCGAACCCGACCGCCGATCCGCGCATGATGTTCTCCATGCGCGAGCAGCAGCCGCCGTCGCAGGTCGACATCCGACTGAACCCGCAGCGCGGCGCGCAGGAGGGCAACCCGAGGTTCACCGTCGGGAACCTAGACCCGACTGATACTCGTGGAGTAGACAATCCGTTCCGAAGCAGGTTCGGCGATCTCAAGCAGGAACTGCGCGACGCCGTTGCGGCCAAGAAGCCCATTGTCGGCGTGACGAAGAACATTCAGACGACGGACGAGTGGGCCCAGTGGATGGCGACTCGCGGTCTTCCGAAGGATCAAGCGCGCTTCCTGATGCCGTGGCTGTTCAAGAATCCGCTCGGATTCGAGACTGCGCCCGTCGCATCTCCGTCTGCACCGAAACTCACCGCTCTCCAATTCCTCGCGGAGATGGATGCGGCCATTCCCATCGAGTCGATCACCGCAGATCTCGGAGATAAGTTTTCCGAGTACCGCGGAGATGCTTTCAAGGAAAAGAATCGCGACTACGCGGAGGTCGGCATCAAATTGAACTACGGAGACATCACGTCTCCGATCCCGTTCAATCAAATGACGGGGACCGTTGGAACGACGGAAGCAGCCGAGTTGGCTTCCCGTCCGACCATATTCGGTCCAGCGCAGTCGTCCATCACGGCACAGAGGGCGAGTGAACGTCAGGAACGTGTGTCGCGCACTGATCCGCTATACATAGAGGCACCAAGTGCTCACTTCGATGTTGTAAACATCGTCGGGCACTACCGCCTTTCGTTTCCGAACATGGACAAGCAGATACCGCAGGGAGCGGTGATCGAGGACGGTATTCCAGATCCGAGCAGGAACGTGGTCATCGAGGAGGTGCAGAGTATTCTGCACAACGAGATGGCTACCAGAGGCATTGCCGCTGACAGGCTTTCCGAGTTCGACTACATCGAGCGAGCAATGGAGTTTTCGGCATTCGATACATCCATCCCAAATACCGTGAGCATGGGTCATGCGAATGAAGCGAAGGCCGCGCTCGGTAATAAGTCGCTGTTGTCTGGCGCGGACCACAAGAGTTTGATGGATGCAAATTACCGCATGAATGCGGCAGGCGCAGCCGCGCAAATGTTCGAGGAAGCAGTCGAGCGGGCTGGTGGATCTCTGGATTCGATGTTCACTGAGAGCGCGCTGTCAGATTTCTTGCGAAGCAAGTTGAACACATGGGACATTGAACTGACGTCCACGGACCAGATTGCGTACGAACCAGCGCAACTCAAGGCCGACACGTTCAATCAGGCGATGCCTGCTGCAAAGGCATTCGCGGAAAGGTTGTCTTCGGAGATCGCATTTGGATCGCAAGCGAACGCGATAACCGAATTGGTTGGCGGAACGGTTCTGGATACGATCGGAGATCTGACCAGAGAGCAGACCGATGCGTTACAGGAAGCATTTGACACCGCGGCATCGGAGTTGAACCCAGTCGCTCCAGATGATTTTCAATTTGGCGAACTTGAACAAGACCTCGCAACGCAACTGCGCAGAGAGGCGGCGGCAACGAACAGGCTGGAACCCCAGCGCGACGTTTCCATTTCGTATCCGATCCTGAACATCGCCATCAACAGCCTAAGCGAAAAAGAGAGAAAGGCGATGGCTGACGCTGTGAAGTTGGCACGGAAGTATGACCGAGACGTCCAGTGGAACTACCGAAACACGACGCTTGATCTTGACAACCCGTTCATTGACACCAGAGGAGTCGTGAAGAAACTCGCTTTGGAGTTCGATGCTGTCGATGCCGTTCTCTATTCTCGGTTCGATGAGGCGCGCGACTTCCAAGACTACGACACGTTGAATGGCGTCGCCCGCGCCATTGAATCCGCGGCCAGATCCGTTGCTAGGAACTACATCAACAGCAGGAAGTCGAAGGCCAGACTGTCAGCCAATCGGGCGAACTTCGGGGCGCTCGTGGCGATGGCGATCGCGGAGAGGTCCGTTGATGGTCGCATCACGTCCCCGAGGTTCACCGTCACCGATGTCAACGATGCCAAGGTTCTGATGCTTGAGTACGGGTTGATTCGAGGCAAGGGCGCAATCGACGTGCAGGTCGGCAGTAACAGGACGCCAAGGGAACTTGTTCGACAGCGGAAGATACATGCGGCCCAATCCGCATTCCATACCCAAGCGTCGGCATTCGCCGAGAACTTCGCGCGGGACATGAAGAATATCGCGAAGGCCCATTTCAACACCGTTGATCTTGCCCGTGATGGCAATAGGAAAGTGCCATTCGAGGATTCAACGTGGAATAATATTTTCGGAACGCCAGACGGACCGATGCGCGAGAAGACGACTCTCGGCATGGTGATTGACAAGGAGATCGGAGGAGCCAGACCGTATGCCGCTCCTCTTGCATCGACGTACAAGGACCAGCGTCTTGTTCCGACGAACGACTGGATGTACGCAGTGCTGTCCTCTGCCGTCATGGAAGCGGTGGCGAATGGGGCGCAGGCTGGAAATCGGATTGCGTTCACCAGACCAGAGGAGACGCCAAACGCATCGTACATGGACGCGGACAAGGCGGCTTCCCTGTACGGTTGGGACGTCGTCGAGACGATGGAGTATCTGAAGACAGTCGGCACTGCGAAGAAGAAAGCCCGACTTGATCCTGCGATCGAACGGCGCAAGGCGGCGATCGCCGCCAAGAAGGCGAACGAGAAGGGCATGCTGCGTTCGTACGCCGAGTCCTTCTTCAGCGACTTCGACGCACCAGTCGTGTATGAAACCTACCAGATCCCGAGGAAGCCAGAAGAAGGGCAAAGCCAACCCGTCGAGCCCATCCGACCGTACGGCGACATGCCGCGCATGCAGGTCATCCTGTCCGACAGGCTGATCGAGGCGGCGAAGTCGGGCCAGTTGTACCCGATGTTCAGCATGCGCCGCGGATTGGTCGGCTTGACGGACGCCATCCGCCAGCGGTTCACGGACGAACGGATCGAACTGCGCCGCTACACGGAGCAGGACCGCCGACGCCGTTCTGGCAACATGCCCGACGCGCTGAACCCGTATCAGGGATCGCGCGTGATGAGCGCCCGCATCGGCGCTCAGGTTGGCCGTCTGGAACGACGTTACGGCTCGCTGATCTACCGCATGAACCAGCAGGGCATCGACACTGGCATGATGGACCAGTTCCTCACGGCGCAGCACGCGCGCGAGCGGAACGCCTACATCGCCAGCATCAACCCCGCGATGCCCGACGGGGGCTCTGGAATGACCAACGCCGACGCGGACCTGTTGCTCGCCAACCACAGGGCGGGTGGAACGTTCGGCATCATGGACGCCTACGCCACCGAGTGGCGCGAGATCCTGCGCGACGGTCTCCTCGACCGTCTGGTGTCAGGGATCATTACGCAGGCGACCTACGACCGCCTGACCAGCACCTACCAGCACTACGTCCCGCTGCGCGGTCGCCCCGCGGAGCCGTTCGATGAGGACTTCGAGGGTCAGACTGCATTCGGTCGCGGCCTGTCCACGCAGGGGCGCGGCATGCCGCGTGCGCTCGGACGTCAGTCGCGGGCCGAGGCGGTCACGTCGCAGGTCGGATTCGTGGCCGAGGACACGGTGCGCCGCGTCGAGCGCAACAGGGTGGCGAACCGTTTCCTTCGTCTGGTCCTCGCGACGAACGACGTCGGCATGGCTCAGGTCATCAGACCGAGCCGTCGCGTGAACGTCGATGGCGAAGTGCGCCCCGTGTTCGACTACGACTGGATGAGTGGCGAGGCGGGCAAGCGCAACTTCGGCTTGTTCCTCGACGCCGACATGATGATCGACGGGGAGCAGTACCGTCAGGGCGATCTCGTGGTCATCCAGATCAACAACCGCCGTCTGGCAGACGGCATGATCGCGGCTCAGGATCTGACTGGCCTGATGGACGTGTTCAATGCGCCGAACAACCTGTTCCGCAGCATGACGACTGGATTGCTCGCGCCAGCGTTCGCCACGAAGAACCTGATCCGCGACCTCTACACGGGCACGTTGCAGAACTACGCCCGCAACGGGATTCTGGACACGACGGCGCAGACGGTTCGTTGGGTGCCGTCGTTCTTCCGCATTCTGGTCGACGAGTGGCGCGGCACTGGCCCGACTGGTTCGTATGAGCGGTTCGTCGACGCAGGCGGAGACATGTCGTTCGCCCGTGGCAATGACCTGACCGAGAAGGTCGAGCAGTTCGAGGCCATCGAGCGCAGCGTGCGCAACCGCAACCCAGACGCGACCAGCATGATCCGCTACGCGGTCGGTTGGTATCCCTCGCTGTTCAAGGCGGCGGAGACGGCGACCCGTTTGGCTCACTTCAACCAGCGCGTGAGCAGGTTCGCGCGCGGTGGACCGATGACCGACGAACAGGCGGCGCTGAGCGCTCGCGACGTCACCGTCGACTTCGGCAAGAAGGGCGCGTGGATGCGCGTGCTGAACCGCACGCACCTCTACATGAATGCCAGCATCCAAGGCAGCACGAACACGCTCAAGGCGCTCGGTGCCGCCAAGGAACTGGCCCCCACTCTGGTCGCCATCGGATTCATGCAGTCGCTCATCGCGCGCTTGAACGCGGGCGACGACGAAGAGACGGGCATGAACCGATGGGACATGGAGTCGCCGTACGACAAGGCGGCGTACCTGTACCTGTACGATCCACGGCAGAACGGAAACTACGTCCGCAGCCCGCAGGCGTACGGGTTCAACGTGTTCACCACGCTCGGCAGCGACATCGCTGACGCCGTGTTCGGCAATCGAACCACGGCAGGCGACGTGGTCGCGAACTTCGTGGACAACAGCCTGAACTACCTGAACGCCTTCGGCGGCAGCGGCGTGACCAAGGGCATGGAGAACATGGTGTCGTTCGCGTTCCCGACGCTGATGCGTTGGTTCCCCGAACTCGCATTCAACAGCGACTTCGCTGGACGGGCGATCCATCCCGAGCAGCCGTTTGGCCCCGAGACCACGCAGGCATTCAAGGCGTTCGAGAACACGCCAGAGATCTACCGCCAGTTGGCGGAGGGTCTCGCGGAGATGGGCGGAGCGAACGAGATCGACCCGCCAGCGCTATCGGCGATGGACATTCATCCCGACACGCTGGAGTACATGGTCGGCTTCATGTTCAGTGGATTCGGACGCACGCTCCAGCGCCTGCACGGCATCTCCACTGGCGAGATGGAAAGCGGGGATTTCCCGATCAGGCGCGACTTCATGGGCACCAGCGCGGAGAACGACAAGTTCGTCGTCTCCGAGTACAACAAGATCAAGGGCGAGGCAGGCGTGGAGCAGGCGCGCTTGCAGGCGATGCGTTCTCCTGACGCGGCACAGCGCAATCTCGGCAAACTCGACCTCGACGTGGCGGAGGAAGGCACGCAGATCCGCGCGACCGATCGCGCGATGCGCAACCTGCGCGATGCGATCAGGTCCGCGCAGACGCCAGAGGAGAAGGAGCAGTTGCGAGAGATGCGCATGCAGTTGATGCGCGACGTGATTCGCCGAAGAAATGAGCGACGCAACTTGACTTCGCCGCAGTGATGTGTAGAGTGGGGTCATCTTTTCCCCCAGCGCGCCGCCCTGAGCAATCGGGGCGGTGGCGTTTCAGGGGGACACGATCCGCAGCAACGTAGAAATGCTTAGGGATCAGAAGCGACAAGGCCCACGCACCATGCGTGGGCCTTGTCGTGACCAGAGATCGCGCGCCTAGAGCATAACGCCGAGCAGGTCGCGCGCGGCGTTGGCCGCGTTTCCCGCCAAGCAGGCCGAGCGGAACATCGTCACGGCTTCGGTCATGGCGGGCATGTCCTCGACCTCGACGGCGAGGATCACGATTCTATTTTCCGCCAGTTCCTTACAATGGATCTCTGGAACGAGATGGTATCCAGCGATCTTGTGGTCGTCGTCCCACCATCCTGCATCCGTGAGCCCGTCCAAGGCGCTTTTTAGGCTCGCTAGGACGTTGTCGAGGTCGCGACGCCTTCGGGTAGCCACCAGAGGAAGAATGGCGCAGGCGGGATTCTGGAGCCGTTTCTGACCGCGCCCCATAATGCACGTCGTCTGGCGGTACGACCGAGTCGCTCGGTGCTTGGTCATGTAGTGCGCCCGCGCGTTCGGCGACAGCACGGGCGACGGCCAGCGGAGGAGCACGGCGTTCACGGGTTCCGCCTGCGGTACTGCGCGAGGAAGGCGCGGTTGCGTGCGGTCGCATCGTCCGCCTCTTCGGCAAGCCCCAGACTGACCCGCGGCAAGCCAGCCCCTTCGGGCGCTGGCGCAGCCTCGCGCGCGCCTGTCGTTGGAACCACGGTGGACTTAGTATCTATTCTCTGGTTGTGGCATGCCATCGGTTTGCCATAGGCTGAGCCAATGGCTGAGCCATCCGCAGAACCGCGTTTCCAGCGCGTGAGGGCACCTTTTCGCCCAGAAGACGCTCGTTCCTGCGAGTGGGAAATGCGGTGCATTTTCTCTCGTTCCAGACGAGGGTGCGACAGTCCGATACTTCCGTCGTCGCGCTTGCAGGTGTCGAACCTGCCGCGGATCCGACGCCACACCTTGAGTTTCACGCCTGCGATGCGGCAGCACACGGCGTCGTCCATCTCCACTGGCCCGCGCGTCCAGATGTGGCACAGCAGGCGGACGTAAGCGCCGAACTCCTCAGCGCTCATGTCCGCGGTGCTCCCGATCAGATCGTCGCAGTACAGCGGCATCCAAGGGAGTCGCTTCACCGCGCCCTCCCCTCAGCCAGCATCAGCCACCCGTGGCGCTCCCGCCACGGCAGTTCGCGCCAGCGCTGGAGCCCGTAGTAGACGCGCGGATGGCCGCATCCGAGCGCCATCCCGATCTCAGGCAGGCTCGGTCGATTCGGTGGCATCTCGTACAGGATGCCGCACTGCACTGCGAACCTGTGCGCGTTGAGCCGCGTGCGGGCATCCACCTCAGGCACCAGTGCGTCGGCGATGCCCGCCAGTTCGTCGAGCGTCATGGAGTCTCCCGTCTGGCGAGGATGTCCGCCGCGAAGTCGCGGGCGTACGGCTCGTCCTTGTTCTCGGCGATCTGCTGCAAGGCGGCGCGCAGGCGCTGCACCTCCTGCGAAGCCTCGACGACCACGAACTTCTTCTCTGGCCGTCGGCGCTTGACCCGCGGCGCTACTTCGAGCAGGAACGGAGTGTGCTCGCCGATGTATGCGCCGTTGATGTTCACGTCGATCCACTCGACGGCGTCGTCGAATGGCATGTCCTTGCTCAGCAGTCGGATGATCGCGTTGCGCTCGTACACGGCGATCGGATCCTCCTGACCGCAGCGCGTGACCAGTCCCACGAGGGCGTCGTCCAAGCCCTCCCAGAGCGCCACGCGGTCGCACCGCTCGAATACCCATGCTCGCTTGTCGTTCATCGGACCTCCCTTTCTCGCTCTTGTAGCAGCCGCTCGGCCTCCGCGCAGAACTGCGTCGTCGTCTGTCCGCGGGCGCAGCCACCTGCACGCAGCCGTTCGATCTCGTCGGCGGCTTCTCGGTTCATCAGTTCCACGCTGCGGTCGTTGTGAAGCACAGCGCGCAGCCGCGCCACGATGTCATCACTCATCGGACGCCTCCCATTGGTCGTTTCCGACCTTGTGCATCGCGTCAATCATGTCGCAGATGTGGCGCAGCCGCTTGGTCGAAACGGAGAACATGCAGTCGGTCATGCCGTCGGTCGTGCGCTGATGGCGGTCACGGGAGTCGTTGACGACAAGCCAGACGGTCGGCTCGTTGTCCTCGCCCATGCTGTTGCCGCCGAGCCAGACCTTGAGATCGTTGGTGATTCCCGTAGCGGAATCACCGACATCGGTCGTGTCGAGGACGATGTGGATCTCTCCAGTGGTGTTGTTTCCCTCAGTCTTCACGGTCGACCTCCTGATTGATTTCGCGCAGGGTGTTCCATGCGCCGACGAGATATCCAATTGAGAACAAAATGAACGCGGCAAACCCGCAGAACGCGAGCCATGCGATGGGGGTGTCAGACATCGGCTTCACCTCTCAGGATGTCGCGGATCGTGGCGCGGTCGAGGCATCGGTCGAGCGCGTATATCGCGGAGTTGATTCGGTCGATGAGTTGCCGACGTGTCGGCGCGATTCTGCGGAGCGGGCGCGGCGTGACCGCCGCCTCCCACACGATGGCCGAGCGCCCCGTTCGCGTCACGGAGCGGATCCCGTTGTCGACGATCCACCCGTCGCGCATCAGTTTGTTGGCCGATGCCGAGCAGGTGCTGTGCGACATGTGCAGGTCGCGCATCAGTTCATCGACCGTGCGCGGCTTGTTTCGGATGGCTTCGAGGACGCGAGCCGCCGCCCCCGAAGGGGCGGCGGCGTAGGCCGCGTCGCTGGTGTCCGTGCGAGTCGCGAGGTTGGCGGTGGCTCTCATTGGGCCACCGCCTGTACCCCGAGGATGACGTGCCGAGCGCCGCGCTTCTGCACGTCGAGCATCACGTTGCGTCCGTCGTTCCGCGCCTCAGCCATGTCGGCGATGAGCAGTTGCTCATTGCAGGCGTAGATGTTGCCGTCGGTGTCCGTGACCTTCCAGACGGACGCGCCCGACCGCGCCTTGTGCTCCTCGATGTTGTCGATGAGGCACTCGTGCATGCCCTCATCAGGCGGAGCAGTCGACGATGCGGGTTCCTGCGCCACGGCAGCGGTAGGCTCTGGCCGCTGCGCCACGGGCGTAGGGTCCGTGAGCGCCGCCACCTCCGCGGGCTTCAGGCGCTCGTTGAGCGATCGGGTGGCGGGCGACACGGGCCGAGCAGCGGGCTTCGGCGCGGGCTCACTGTCCGCCTGCGACATCTCCTCCGCCGTGTACAGGCCGCTCAGTTCGGCGGGGAACGCCTTGCGGAGCGCGAGCATTTCCGCACACTTAGCGAGCATGACCGTGGGGAACTTGCCCCACATCTGCGACGGACCGCCGTCCTTGTTGGTCTGGCAGTATTCGGACCAGAGGGCGACCGCGTAGAGCGGCTGTGCGAAGTCGCGGTGGAACACGCCGACACGGGCCGCGGCGGGCGGCTTGGCCGACAGCCAGACGTCCTTCCAGACGCCATCCTCGCCGCAGTAGTACGGGCCGTCCTGCCCCGCGTACTTGCCCGAGCGCTGCGCCACGAGGCGAGCGCCGTCGATGGACACCTGCGTCTGCATGATCTCGCGCCCTTCCTTGCGGTCCCACCGCTTGACGGCGTAGATCTGGCGGGCGAACGGGTCGAGGCCCGTCCGTTCGCAGATCTGCGCGAACAGGCGCAGTTCGTCGGGCGTGCAGCCCTTAGCGATGGTGCGGGAGATCAAATCCATCTGGTCTGTGCCAAGCCTTGGCTTGGCGAGCGCTGTAGTCTCACTCATTGGTCTGGTTCCTCTCTGCGGTGCTGTATGCCCACGCGGGCAGGTCGATATCTTGGATGGTTTCGGGGTAGCCGCTGCGGTCGCCGTCGCGGACGGCGCACCAACGGCGCACCAGATCGGGCAGGCGGCGCGCGGCGACTTCGATGGCCGCATCACTCAGGCGATACGCGGCGACGAGATGCGGCTTCTCCACGCAGACAAACACCACGTCCTGCACGGTGTGCCCGAGCGATTCGAGCACGGCGCGGTACCACGCCGCCTGATGGGCGTACCCGAAATTGGCGGCACTGCGGGCGAAGTCGGCTAACCCCGCCGACTGCGTCGTCTTCAGGTCGACGATGATAGTGAACGCGGCGTCGGCGGCGTCGATCTTCGCCTTGGCCTGCACCCCGCCGACGGTGCCGATCGCGACTACCTCGCGCTGCGTCACGACGCGCTGTAGGTTGATCCACGCGGGGTGCGCCTGCACGGCGTCGGCCATAGCCTGAGCGAGAGTCGCCTGCTCGTCGGTGATGAGGCGGGCACCAGTGCGCTCGGCGCGGGCAAGCATGTCGGCGTACTTGGCCTTGCCTTCGGTCGTGCGGCGGTCGATCTTGCCGACGCGGACGAAGTCCGTGCCGATGATCTCAGGGCTCAGGCACAAAGCGTGAACGTACGCGCCGATCGTGAACGCCTCGCTCTCCTCCTGTGGCTGTGAGCGCTGGTGTGCGAGGTGCGCATTGGTGCCTGTGAGCAACGGCTTGGTGCCGCTAGACGATGGCATGTCCAGTGAGAAATACTCGCGGTCGGTGATGTGGTGGATTCCGTTGTCCATGTGTGCTATCCTGTGGTCGCTGTATTCCTCGACGACGCTGAGCGCGACCCGCTCGGCGTCGTTTTTTTTCGGGCTCAGGCGGTGACGGTCTGCTGCTGCTGCTGCTGCACGAGTTTCGTGAGACGCCTCTGGTCGAGCACGTCCTGCACGATGCCCGCGAGCGTCGGGTTCGCGCTCAGGTACGCATCCATGAGCAGGTCGATCGTTGCGGTGCGGGAGCGCCTGCCTGCGAGGGCGATGGCGTCGAGTCGGTCCTTGGTGCTGCGCCCGACTGAGATGGACGTACAGCGCGATGTGGGGGTGATGTTGGGCATGCGTTGCTTTCTGTGGGTTGTCGTCGAAAGGGAGGGCACCCACGCGGATGCCCTCCCCCCGACGGTCGGAGTCAGATGAGTGCGAGCGCCTTGGTCATAGCGGTGCGCTTGGCGTCGGCGTAGGCACCGAACAGGTTGGCAGCGGTGCGGGCGTCGCCGCGGATGCGGCCCCGCTGGTGCTCGATGATGTTGGTGGCGGCGTTGGCCGCGACCCAAGCCGACGCACCGTACTGGCGGGCCTCAGCGTCGAACACGCGGCTCATCGCGGCGAGTTCGCCGATGGCCTTCTCACGGCGGCGCTGCTCGCTCTCGTTGCGGGGGTTGGCCGCGATCGGGCCGTCAAGGGCGACGAGAACGTCCGTCCACAGGCTCTGGATCTCGGCGCGGTTGAGCGGCTTGGCGGCGAGCGCCTGCATCGCGGCGTCGTCGGCCTGAGCCTGAGCGGCGTAGCCCGCCAGAGCCGCCTTGGCGTCGTCGATGCGCAACGAGATGCCACTGGTGTGGCGGAAGCGGAAGAACGCGGACCCCTTGCGCTTGCTCTCGGCGAGAGCGCCAGTGTAGGTGTTGTTGCAGACGACGCGGGTCGTCACGATGTCGGCACCGAGCGAAGCCGTGCCGTCGTGGGCGTTGTGCAGCATCAGGTAGCGGTTGACGATGTCGCCCTTGCCGCCGACGTCGACGGTCGACCCGTCGAGCAGGAACCACACCTTGCGGCCACCGAACAGGCTACCCGCGGTCTCGCAGCGGACGTTGCCCGCCGTGTTGAACGTGGCGGCGATGTCGGCGAGCGTGCTGTTCTGCACGATGCCGTAGCCTGCGCCGACGGTGCCGAGGACCGACTTGTCGTCGCTGCGGCGGAGCGTCTTGTGGGTGTCCACGATGTTGCGGGTGGCCTGCCCGTCCGCCTCGACGAACGTAGCGGTGAGCGACGTGCTCTCCTCGACGGTCCAGTCGAGCCCGCCGATGCGGAGGGCGTCAGCGGGGGAGAACTGGTCGGGGAGCACGACGCCGAGGCCGTGCCAAGCCTGAGTGCGAGCGAGGAGAACGGTGTCGTTGCTGCGGATCTCGTGAGCCATTGCGGTATTCCTTTGCTGAGTGTGCTGTATCGGCGACGTTGCCGATGGGGGGATTGTAGTGCGGTATCGCTACCGTGTCAACAGGATTCTGTGGAAATGTGTGAAATTAGGTGAGGACGGCGGCGAGAAGCCAGTAGGAACCGAGCAGGGCGGCGAGCGAGAGCGTGCCGCAGATGAGGTCGAGCGTCGTGGGGGTGTCGTTGGAGCGGCGCATGTGTGTTCTCTCGTGTTGTGTGTGTTCGGGGGCGGTCGCATCGCCCCCCGTGAATGGGTGGGTCAGACGACGCTCTGGCCGATCGCGATGCAGACGGTGCGGAGCACGTCGCGGGTCAGGGTGAGCGCCTCGATGTCGTCGCTGAGGGTTTCGAGCGTGGCCCCCGCCGCAGTCATCGAGCAGACCTTGGCATCGGCGTACCAGTCGGGAGCGCCGTCGGCAGCGCCGCTGATGTCCTCAGCGGTAATCACAGCGGACCATGATCCCTGCGTGATGCGGACCTTGATGCGGTCGCCGTAGCAGTCTTCCGCGGGGATGAACTTAGCAGGGTCAATCGTGTAGCCGTAGCGCTTGAGGCGGATGCGGTCGTTGTGCAGCGCGGCGTCGATGAATGCGGTGGTCGGGGTGATGCGGATGGGGGTAAGACTCATGTGCTGTACTCCTGTGTTAGTTGACGGTCTTGTTGACGGCTTCGGTAGCGAGACGATTGATGTTCTCGGAGATCAGGTCCTCCCAAGCGGCGACGAGATGAAGCATGGCCGTGACCTGCTGCTCGTGGGTGAGCACCAAGCCAAGGCGCTTCGAGGCGATGGCGAGCGTGCTCTTGAGTTCGCGGTCCGTGATGACGATGGCGTTGTCTTGCATGGCTGTACTCCTGTGGGTTGTGTCGGCGACGTTGCCGACGGACACACTGTATCGGCTGTTTGGGGTGCTGTCAACACCTTGCAACGGAAATCTGTGAAGTTTCTGAAATCGGTTCGGATCGGAATCAGCGCTGCGGCAGATACGCGGCGTACGCTTCGGCGCTGATGCCGACGAGTGACACGACGCGCTCGCCGTCCTGCGTGAACGTGGCGAGATAGGCGTCGCCCACACGGGCGATCCCGATGTGCACGCTGTCGTCCTGTGCGGCGTAGTTGCCGCGGTCGGACATCTCGCGAGCCAGTTGCATGAGCCACGCATCCGCGGCCACGCGGCACGCAGCGTACTTGGCGTCGGGCACGATCGCGGGGTGCGTCACGATCGCGCCGCATTCGGCCATCACGGGGTTGCGGGATGCGATCGCAAGATCCAGTTCGGTATCTTCGGTGAGGTCTGCGGTGGCAAGCATCATGCTGTGTTCCTTTGCGTTGGTGATAGTGGGCGACGGTCGCCCGCACCCCGCAGCGTCGCATGCTGCGGGTAGCGGGGGATCGTCACTCAGCGGCAGGCCAACGTGCGTCCGATCGCGTCGAGCCATGCGGCGTCCTCGTGTTCGTCGCCTGCCACGCCGCTGTAGGCGGTGGCGATGGCGGCGCGGTTCCGCTCGAACCACGTCGACCACGAGGTATTCCGTCCGTCCAACAGGTAGCGGCGGAAGAGGTGGCCGATCGTATCGGTCGGAGCGTTGACGTTTTGCAGTGCAGGGCACACGCCGAAGGTCGAGCGGGCCACGTCGTGGCGCTGCTTGTCGAGGTAGACGAGGGCGCACTCGGTGCAAGCGAGACGCACGGTGTCGTATGGCACGTCCACGAGATCGCTGACGTGGGCGCACGCCTGACTCGCGTCGTTGCCCATCGACCACGCGGCCTGCGACATGGCGTGCTGCTTGACGGCGAGGTTGAACATGGTGAGGGCGGCGGAGAAGTTCGCGTTGGTCTGCATGGCTGTGTTCCTTTGTGTGCTGTGTGCTCGGCGGTGTTGCCGATGGACACACTCTAGCGTCGGTTTCGGGGTGTGTCAACAGGTTGCAACGGAAATCTGTTGAGATTCTGAAATTGGCGGGAAACGGAAAGGGCGGTCGCATCGCCCTGTGTGCGGGTCACGTCACGCATTGGCCACAAGCGCCACCTGTGCTTCGGCGATCTCGTCGGCGTGCTTCGCGATGAGGGCGAGCAGGGCGGACGAGATGCGGCGTGCGGCGTCCTGTGCCTGAGCGGGCGTCAGGTCGTACTCCTGCTCGCGGACCATGGCGCGGATCTCGTCCGCGGTGATGTGCACGTCCCAATCGAGATCCGCGGTCGGGCGTCCCGCGTCCACCCACTTCGCGTACTCCGTCGGGTTGCACTGCTTGGCGCACTGTTCCGCGTGGAACAATTGCGAGGCGCCGAACAGTGAGGGCCAAGCGAGTAGGACGGCACACCACGCGCAGTCCTCTTCAAACGCCTGCGGAGCGCCAGTGCCGACGAACGAGAACGCCTTGAGCGTGTCGGGCATGGACATGAAGCGCTCGCGGCTGAGCAGGTAGCCGCCGTGCGATGGCGTCGTCACCCACACGATGCCGTCGGCGACCCACACAGGAGACCCCTTGGCCGTGTTGGGCGTGCCCCACGGGGTGGCGAGCAGGTGGGCGGCGGTGCCAGTGCTGTGGGCGATCTCGAAGGCGCGGTTGTATGCGGGCTTGCTCATGTGCTGTGTTCCTGTGCGGGTTGTGCGTTGTGGGGGACGATCCCCCGCAGGCCCTCCCCACGGGTGGGGGGGAGGGCGAGCGGGTTGCCGTCGGCGCTCAGCGTCGGCGCTCGCGGGCCTCTGTGACCTCATAGGCGAGCGGGTGCATCTCGTTGTGCAGGCCATCGTAGTTGAGCGTAAAGCGGAGCGCGGCTTCGGCTACGCGGACCGCGATGATGCCGTCGACGATCGCGTCGATCGTGTCCGCCGCGGCGTCGATGCGATTCAGGCGCTCGTGGCACTTCGTCGGCCCATCGCTGTAGTTCTCGAACCACTCGCCGTACTCAGTGGTGCCCTTGCGGTAGACGCGGCACGACTTGTACTCGCCTGTGCCCTTGAGGCGGTAGCACGCCTCGAAGCGGTTGCCTTCCTTGGTAACACCCTCGAAGTTCTTCCACCAGACCTGCGCCCCCTCGAAACCTGCGCTTGCAAGGCAGAGGCCGACGTGGTCGGCGACGCGCTTGTCAAAGCGCTTGCCTTGCACGGACAGGTAGTCGTGCACTGCGTTCGCCACGAGGAGGGCGACGTTCGTTTCGATTCGGTCGGCTTCGAGGCAGGCGGTGAGGTGGGCGGTGAGGGCGGCGCGGTCGCAGTCGATGGTGTGAGTGGTGCTCATGTGCTGTATCCGTTCGGGTTGTGCGGGGTCGGCGGTGTTGCCGACGGGTTGAGTATGGCAGGTGTTTCGGTCGCTGTCAACAGGTTGCAACAGGAAATCACGAAGATTCTGTATTTGGCGGAAATCAGAAGGCTTCCACCCCCTCGCCGTCTGCGGTGACGCAGAGGTGCGTTTCGCCCACGCTGTCCGCTGCGGCCTGCAAGCGGTCGAACGCATCGCGGGACGGGTGGCCGCTGCCGACGCGGTCGAAGAAACCGCTTCCGTGCCCCTGAGCGCTCAGCCACAGGTCGTGCCCAAGGTCCGAATCTGTGTACCCGTCATCTAGCAGGGACGCGATATCGGACCAGTTATCAGCAACGAACCGCTCGACCGTGGCCCGCATGTCGGCGAGCGTTTCGTCCGTGATATCGGACGGTGCGAAACCAAGATCTTCAAGCGAGGTATCGGAGTCGGGATCGCCGCAGTCGGAAGAGGACCACAGAGCGGCCACGCAGTAGCCGTCTAGCACGGTGTCGATGTGTGCGGTGCTGCGGTTGATGCGCTCAGCGTCGGACGTGGGGTGATTCGAGGACATGGCTGTACTCCTGTGGGTGCGGGTCAGAGGATGAATGCGAGGAACCACGTGGTGGCGAGCAGCATCACGAACGTGAGGGTGCCCATGAGGACGTCGAGCGGGGACGGGTAGGTGGCGTTGCGGCGGGACATGTGTGTACTCCTGTGGGTGTTGCGTTGTGTGAGCACGGTTGCTCGCACCCTGCCGCGGTCGCATCGCGGCAGGTAGCGGGGATCCGTGGCGTTTACTCGTCGCCGCATTCGTGGCTGAAATGCGTCTTCCACCATGCGTCAATGAACGCTCCGCGGTAGTCGACGACGGTCTCGTCTGGCGAGCACAGGCCCTCACCGTGCCACATGACGTATGCACGCCCCACCTCCTCACCCGCTGCGTTGCGAATGAGCAGCATGCAGGTGCCGTCGATCCCACGGACGGCGTCGAGCACCTCCTCGTGGTCACGAGTACGCCTGACCTCGCAGCACCCATCGCAGAAGAGCGAGAGGGTGCAGTCCTGAGTGACGGCGTGGAGGGCAAGAGCGGTGAGGGCGTGGATCATGGTGCTGCGTTCCTGTGCTGAGTGCGGTGCCGACCGATGCGGCGATGGACACAGTATGCCACAGGTTGCAACGCCTGTCAACAAGAGAATGCGAGAATCCCAAAAAAATTTCTCGACTTCGAGACGTAAGTGGCGTAGAATCAACAGCATGCAACAGGTTGGTAATTCTGCGATTTCCGCTGCGGTGGCTTTCTCACACGTTGCGCCTGAGTTCACACGAACGGAAGGCAGACGCGCGAAGCAGGAAGCCTTCCTCGCGAACCTAAAGCACGGTTGGGAAACGGCTTGCAACGCGAGCGGTGCGAACCCCGCGGAAGTCGCGCGGTGGCGTCGGACCGATAATGACTTCGCGGAACGGTGGAAAGATTACGAAGTCAGAATCTCGGCAGAATTGGAAAGAATCGCGGACGAGATCGCGCGTGGCGAACGCGAGGGCACACCAACGCAGATGAGCGCGCTCACGCTGCGCTTGAAGGCGCTCAGGCCCGACGTGTACCGCGAGCGGTCGAGCGTGCAGGTGGACCAGCGTACGACGATCGCGCTTGACGGGGACGCATCGCGTGCGCGCATGCTGCTCGCAGAGTGGCAAGCGTGAGCACGCCACCGCGCAAGCGTGGGCGCCCCACGAACGCAGAGCGCGCAGCACGCGCAGCGGCTGAGCAGGTGCTCGCACGAGAGCGTGAGCAGGAGCAGGCACGCGCAGCGGACGCAGCACGCACGCTACGCGCGGACGCTGAGGCGCACGCAGCGCACGCTACGCGCACGACGCACGCGCATGACGCGCACGACGCGGGGGTACACGCGCGGGGGGGCGGGGGCGCGCACACGCCCGCGCAACGCGCGCTAAAGGTTGAATATATCGCGAGTACCGTCTCTCCCTCTCCCACATGCACATCTGTGGAATCCCGTTCTGCACATGCACAAGGCGGGGGTAGTGGTACTGGGGGTGGAGTGGTTGCTCTTCGGAAGAGGTTTCTGGAGAGTACCTTGTCGGATGTGCAGGCTCAGGCTGACTTTCGGGATGCGTTTGCGGACGACTTCGGGTTGTGGCTGAAGATGTGCGGGTGGACGTATCGGGTGAAGCAGACGGACCCTGTGACGGGTCGTGAGATGCCGACTGCTCGGTCGAACCATCCGTTTGTCTTGTGGCCGTGTCAGGAGCGTGCGGCGGTGGAGGTTGTGGGTGCGGTGCGCGAGGGGCGGGATGTGGTTATTCGGAAGAGCCGCGACATGGGTGCGTCGTGGCTGATGGCGGCGGTGGGGGTGTGGGGGTGGCTGTTCCACGGGTGGCAGGGGTTGCTTGTGAGTCGTGTGGAGGATGGCGTGGACAAGCCGTCCGACCCTGACAGTCTGTTCTGGAAGTTGGACTACTTGGTGGAGACTCAGCCGCCGTGGCTGTTGCCAGCGCCTGCGGAGCGGTTGGTGAAGAGGGGTTCCGACTGTCGGCAGCACATGATGCTGCGGAACCCTGTCTCTGGAGCCACGATTACTGGTCAGGCTAGTACGGCGCACGTCGGGCGTGGTGGACGTCGGACGTTCGTGATGTTCGACGAGTTCGCGGCGATGGACGATGCGGAGGCTGCTTGGCGGTCTGCGGCGGACGCGACGGCGTGTCGGATCGCGGTGAGTACTCCGCTTGGTGCGGGTACGCAGTATGCGAATCTGGTGCGTCAGGCGCGGTACAAGGGGGATCCCCGTCTGGTGGAGTTGCTGTACACGGAGCATCCTGAGAAGGGTGCTGGCGGCGAGGATCGGGAGGATCTGGACGGTACGGTGACTGGGACGGTGGGGTCGATCTATCGGTGGACGCCGTGGCTTGAGGAGCAGCGGAGCCGCCGCGACACGATGGACATGGCGCAGAACGTGTTCGCGACCGAGGTCGGCAGCGGGCAGAACTTCTTCACGCCGAGCGTGGTGACGCGGCACATGGCCGAGCATGCGGACATGCCGAGGCGTTGCGAACTGGTGCGCGGAAAGATGGTGGACGACGTCAATGGGCGGTGGCGTGTCTGGCGGGAGGGTGCTCGGGACAGGGAGTATGTGATGTTCGCCGACCCTGCGTACGGCACTGGCGCGGCCAATTCGGCTGTGGCGGTGATGGACGCGGAGAGTCGTGAACTGGTGGCGGAGTTCGCGGATCCGAACATTCCCCCGCATGATCTCTCGAACGAGATGGTGGAGGCGGCGATGACGGTGTACCGCGGGCGTCGGCATCCTCTGGTGGGGTGGGAGGTCAACGGCGCTGGCGCGGCCATGCACCATGACTTCGAGAAGATCGGGTACACGGAGGTGTACCGCCAGCGGATCATCGGCACGGCATCGGAGAACAGGACGGGCAAGGTGGGCTGGCACTCGACCCGTCGGTCGAAGCGGACCCTGCTCGGAGGGCTGAACCGCGCTCTGGCGCAGGGCGAGGTCGTGGTGAGGAGTCAGGAAGCCCTGACCGAGATGCTGGAGTACATCGTCATGGACGACGGCGCGATCGAGGCGGCGTCGGTTCGGGATCTTTCATCTGGCGCTCGGGAATCGCACGGAGACCGCGTCATCGCGCTCGCGGGCGCGCTTATGCTGTGCGACGAGGGAGTCGGTCCGCGCGAGAAGGGCGGCGGATACGCTCCAGAGACGCTGGGTGCCCTTCTCAAGCATGGAGAGGTGTTCCGATGACCGCCGTCAAGCCGAAGAAGACCCATCCGTGGGCTTGGGACAAGAACAAGCCCAAGCCGAAGTCCAAGTCCAGTCCAGTCCAGTCCAAGTCCAAGTCCAACGGAGGCAAGTGATGCCGTCCAAGAAACGCGGTCCAAGCCTGTCCGTCGGACGTGGCGAGAAACTGCCTGTGTCGAAGGGCGCTGGCCTGACCGCGAAGGGTCGGGCCAAGTACAACCGCGAGACTGGGTCGAACCTGAAGGCTCCCCAGCCCGAGGGTGGCGCTCGGAAGAAGTCGTTCTGCGCCCGTTCCGCTGGATGGACTGGCGAGCGCGGCATCGCCGCGAGAAAGCGATGGAAGTGCTGATGCCGCGCGACTACAAGGCGGAGTACGCCAAGTTCCACGCCTCCGAGAAGTCCAAGAAGGACCGCGCCTCCCGAAACAAGGTTCGCCGCGAGGCCGAGCGCGAGGGTCGGGTGTCCAAGGGCGATGGCAAGGACGTCGACCACAGGAACGGGAACCCGCGGGACAACCGCAGGTCCAACCTGCGCGTCGTCTCCAGATCGGCCAACAGGGCCAAGCGCTGATGCCGAGGAAGCCGACCAAGACCGTCCGCATCGACATGACGTCGCACGACGACCTCAAGCGGCTTTCCCGCCAGTATTCGGGGGAGTGGAAGCGCCACATCAGCGTCGCGGACATCGTCAGGATGGGAATCACGTCGCTCATGCGCGACTACGAGAGGAGGAAGTATGGCCCACAGCAGTGAGGACATCGTCGAGGAACTTCGCCAGAACTCCGAATCCGCCCGCAGACTGGGTTACGATGGCGACGCGGACCTGCTCGACAGGGCCGCAGGGACGATCGTTGCGCTCAGGCTCAGGGCCGAGCGTCTTGAGGACATCATGCGGGGCGCGGCCCCGCTTCTCGGCGACGAGTGCCAGATGGAGGCGACGTGAGCATCCAGCGACAGAAGAGGATCCAGAGTTTCCCGCTTGAGGTCAGGGAGTACAACCCAGAGTTGTGCTTCCGACAGTTCAGCGACATGTGCAATCTGGGCGACTGGCAGTCGAACATCGCCGCTGGAGCGACGGGTACGACCCCGACGCTCGCGTTCGAGTCGATCTTCTCGAAGACGAACAGGATCGCCGCGGTCGCGAGGCTCACCCTTCCAGCCGACAGCGTCATCAACGCGACCGTTCAGGTCCGAGATGGCGCATCTGGACTCTCTCCAGCGCTTGAGGGAGGCGTCTGCGAGGCCGATTTCATGGCGAAGGTCCAGTACACGCGCGGAAGCGCCGTGAACACCCTCGTCCGAGTCGGGTTCTACGACGACTCCAACGTCCTTCCCGACTCGCGGAACGCCTTGTGCTTCTTCACGTTCGGCGCTCAGGCCAACTGGCAGGTCGGCGTGTACTCCAACTGGACTGGATCGGCTGGATACAAGTTCACCAAGGACACTGGAGTGTCCAATTCCGCGTGGAACACGCTATCCATCTGGGCATCCGCCGACGGACAGAAGGCTGTTTTCCAGATCAACGACGACGTCGTCCACGTTCAGGACGGAAACATGCCTCTTTCCGTCTCGCAGACCACGGACTACCGCGCTGGAACGTCGATGCTGGCGACTGGAGCGATCTCCTCCGCCGCGACGATGGACATCGACTTCCAGCAGTTCCGATACTTCACCGACAGGAGCGCGTGATGGCTGGATCCCGCCTCTTCACGAACGATTTCCTCGCCCCAGACCCGCGCGAGTACGATCCGCGGCTCTGCGCGCGGTTCTTCTTCAACGGAATCGGCGGATCTGGCGTCGGAAACAGCGGAAACCAGCAGAGATGCGGCGATTTCAACCTGACGATGCCGACGGATCCGACATCTGGAGGCACGGTCGTTCAGGTTCCAGCGTTCACCGACACGGTGCACGGATACACGCGCATGACGGTGCCCGCCACCGCTCCAAACGCGAACTCCAGAGAGTGGATTCAGGACAGGTTGAAGGCGCAGAACAGCACGCTGCTGCTCGGTGACTTCGAGAGCGACTGCTACGCCCGCGTCAGGTTCGACAAGAGCGCCGACACGAGCAGTCTCTCGGTTCCCCGCGTCGGATTCTCGCAGGGGCATGTTTCATACACTGGTTCGCCTACGGATTTCAACTGCGCGGCATGCTTCGTGTCTCAGGGATCGCGGCAGAACTGGATCGTCGTCCTCGCATCGAACGGCGCATTGGATGGCGGAGCATGGAAGGAAGTCGACACGGGCATCGCGCTCGGTGGATGGAACGTGCTCGGCGTCCACTGCAACCTCGCCGCGAACATCTGCACGTTCACGATCGACGGGAAGATCGTCCACCGCGAGACGGACGCTCGGTACATCCCGTCCAGATACAACACGAGGTCTGGTGTTGGATTGCTGCAAGACGGCACCGTCTCGGGAGAAACGCTCGGAAGCGGCGTCACGCTCCGTGGACGCTCCGCCGCATCCGCTGGCAGCGAGGCGAAACTCGACATCGACTGGATCAGGGTCAGGCACTTCTTCAACGGAGCACGGTGATGCTCGTACCGATCACAGAACAGGTCTTCGTGCCGCTCCACCGAATCGAACGGATCTCGTTCTTCGGAACCAGCGCGCACGTCAAGTACACCGACACCCGCGACATGGACAAGATCGAGGGGCCAGACGCGCAGCGTCTGATGATGTTCGTCAACGCCGTCGTCGCCAAGCAGGTGCTGACGGCGGTCAAGCCAGTGGACAACCAACAGAAAGGCAAGCGATGAAGAAGTCGACCAAGAAGGGCTCGTGCCACGCAGGTAGCCGCAAGGGCATGAACGGCGGCAAGGGCGGCGCGAAGGGCGGCGGATACGGCGGCGGCATGGGCGGCGGCAAGAAGAAGTGAGGCACTGATGCTCGACACATCGTTCGACAACCTGCGGCGCGAACTGGAGGGCGCGGAGAAGTTCCGCGACGCGCATCTCTCCAGCATGCGGTCGATGGTCGAGAAGTACCACGGACCTGCGTACCGCGACGACAGGTCCGACATGCACAACGACGACCCAGAGAACTTCTCGCACGAGTACGTCTCTCTGGTGCTCCCGCGCATCATCCACGACAACCCGAAGTTCCGCGTGCGATCGGGTAGTCCGATGGCGGAGATGCTCGTCGGCAGGCGGCTTCAGGTGGCGATGAACAGGTGGGCCCGCGTGACCAACCTGCGCAGGACTCTGGAGCGCGTGGCGACCGACATGCTGTTCGCGTGGGGCGTCGCCCTCACGGTCAACGAACCGCGTGCCGAGAAGCGGCAGATGGACGGCAAGGAGCCGTACCTTCCCCGCGTGTACAGGATCAGCCCCGAGCGCTTCGTCCTCGACCCAGCGGCGACGAACTGGGAGGACGCGCGCTACATGGGGCACTGCTACGCCATCGACAAGGCCGACCTGCTCGCCAAGGCGCGCATGGACGACACTTGGGATGAGGAGGCGATCGAGGCCATCGCGGTCAACACCGACATCGAGGAGGCGCGCGACGACGTCGGTCGCCACATCGAGGACCGCAAGGAGATCACCGTCTACGAGATCTGGGTTCCCGAGGTGGACGACCTCGCCGCGGAACTCGTCGACACCATGCTCGGCGCGAACATGGTGAACGGAACGATCTACACGATCGTCAAGGGCGCTACCTCTGGATCCAAGTGGGGCGGCTACATCCGCCGACCGATCCCGTTTTACGGTCCACGTCAGGGTCCGTACACCATCTTCGGCGTGTACACGATCCCCGACGATCCGTACCCCATGTCGCCGCTGATCGCGATCCAGTCGCAGGTCGAGGATCTCAACGCACACCTGACCAGCCTGCGGTCGAGCGCCGCCGCGTACAAGCGGCTCGTCATGGTCGACAGCCGCAACCACAAGTTGGCGCAGGATCTGAAGGACCGACCCCACGACTACATCGTCCTGTCCGAATCTCTGGACAAGGACCGCGTGGTCAACCTTGAGATCGGCGGCATCACCGCCCAGCAGGTCAACTACAGCCAGATGGCGCAGGATCGACTCGACCGCGTGTCGGGAATCCACGACGCCATGCGCGGAAACATCTCTGGAGCCGCCACGGCCACGGAGGTCGCGGTCGCCGAGAGTAGCGCCACCATGCGCATGGCCCACCTGAAGCGCCAGTTTCAGGAAGCCGTCGACGAACTGGGCCGCAAGACGGCTTGGTACATGTGGCACGACAACCGAATCTTCCTCCCACTCGGTCAGGAGGGCGTCAACGCGCTTCTGGAGGCGGAACCCGTCTTCGAGGGCGGCGTCGGTTTCTCTGGGTGGGAGGACATGGAGATCGCCGTCGACTCCTACAGCATGGAGCGGGTGTCCGAGAACCTCGTCCAGAAGCGGGCGCTCGAACTGCTCCAGATCACCACAACCGTGGCGCAGGCGGCGATGGCGATGCCGAACGTCAAGTGGAAGGAGATCCTCTCCATCGTCGGCGACGCCATGAACATCCCCCATCTGGGGGACATCATCGACACTGGCGGCGGTCCGAACCCAGCGATGGCCCCTATGGCGGGCATCGGGGCTCCTCCTCAGCCAGACAACCAGCGAATGAACCAGATGGGAGAGCGCTCCCCGATCCCAGCCAGCAGCATGGCGGGACTGGCGGCGGCGGCGAACCGAGCATGAAGTACGAGTTTCAAGATTCGGACGGAAATCTGATCGAACTGGACTACCCGATGCGCGAAGCGCCCAGCATCGGGAGTATTATCGAGCATGAAGGCAGGCGGTTGACCCGAGTACCGAGTCTATCGGTTCAGGTCGATCCCGCGACCAACAGGTCGCAGTACCCGTACGTCAGTCAGGCTCTTCCGCGGAATCTCGCGGGGTGCAAGACGGCGAAGGGTGGCAAGCCGATCGTGGAGTCGAAACGCCATGAGCGCGAGATCATGGCGCGTCACGGGTATGTGAAGGACTGAAATGACAGAACCCATCACACCAGAGACAGAAGAGCCGAAGGTCGAGGCAGTTGCCGAGGTCGAGGAAGCACCACAGGCCGAAACGCCCGTGGATGACAACTCCGAAGCCGAGATGGATGCCGTTCTGGACCGTTTGCTCGCGAACGACTTCCCTGAGTCAGCGCAGGAAACCTCGACCCCAGAGCCAATTGCGAACGACGCCGAGTACGACAAGGCGATTCGTGCCCTGCAACGCGATGGGGTGCCCGCGGACGTCATCGAGTCCCTCAAGGCCAGCCCTTCCAAGGTGAAGGAGTGGGGTCTGAAGGCCGCGAAGCGTCAGGCGGACGTTGACGCATTCGGTGCCAAGGTCGCATCCGACAAGAAGCAGGAGACGCCGAAGCCTTCGGAACCGCCGAAGGCCAGCGCCAAGACCGATGACAAGGAGGCGGATGCAGATCCGCTGTCCGAGTTCACCGAGATCTTCGGCGAGGAGGCGTCCAAGCCGATCCGCGCGATGCAGCAGAAGATGGAGCAGGCGCTCCTTGAGAAGACCAAGGCGATCGAACTCAAGTACGAGTCGCAGATGGCCTACCAGAACATGCGTTCGGAGTACGGTGCGAAGGCACCGTCCTACGAGGCGATTCTGGAGAAGGCGGCTGAACTTGGACGCAGCAATCCCGCTGCGTACGACTCCGTCGACGCGATCATCCGCGCGGCGTTCACGAAGATCGCAGGACAGCCCCGCAAGGTGGATGCGCGCAGCATCGCCAAGCCGAGCGTCGGAGTCCATGTATCCCGTCCGACCAAGGAGGTCGACAAGGATGACATGGCCCTCGACATCCTGCTCTCTGGTGGAACACGCGACGATGTCCGCAGAGTCCTTTCCCGCTAACCCAACACGGAGGGCAACATGCCTTCGATCCAGACCTTCAACGACTTCATGCAGACGACTGGTCCGACCTACCTGACCAGCGCCGACGCCGTCATCAACGAGGCGGTCAAGAACACCTACGCATTCTCCCGACTCCTGAAGAGCAAGGCCAGCGAGGTCACTGTTCAGGGCGGCAACGAGATCCGCGACGTCATCATGTTCGATGACTCGCGCACCTACGACCACTACCAGCCGAACGACGTGTTCACTTGGCGCAACCCGCAGGTAACCGACACGATCAAGGCTCCGTGGCGCTTCAGCATCGACCACATGTCGTGGACCGACGCCGAGGTCGAACTCAACACGGGCGAGAGCGCTGGCTCCACCAAGGTCGCCTACAAGCGCCTCAAGAAGATCAAGGAGCAGCGCCTCTGGACCTCGATGACCAACGGCTTCGAGGAGGATCTGTGGGCGCCCCCGTCGCTCGCGCAGATGGAGGTCGAGTCGGGACGTCTTCCGTACTCGCTTCCCTTCTTCATCACCGAACTCGGTCGCAACCTTGGCGGCGCGCTCGGCCTGCGTGGTCTCCGTCCGTTCACGGGCGCGGCCAACACCTCGACCGTCATGGGTCTCGACCCGACCGTCGATCAGCGCTGGTCCAACCTCATCGAGCCGTACGGCTACAACGCGGGCGTTGGCATCGGAACCGAGCCGTCATCCGCTGGAACCTCAAAGACGTTAGTGGAGAACAACACGCTCGCTCAGGGTGGAGGCGCTGGCAGCATCGTCATCAACTCGCTCTTCACGGCGCTGGACTCGATGTTCATGCGCCTCAAGTACGAGGCTCCCGCGACCCGTCAGCAGTACTTCGAGAACGACAATCTCTCGCGCCAGATGATCCTCACCTCGCGCGCGGGCGTCCAGTTCTACCGTCGACTGCTCCGTCTGTCGAACGACACGCTGGTGAACTACCAAGACGCGGCGTACAACAACCCCGTCTACTCGGGCATCGACATCACCTACTGCTCCGACCTTGACACGGCTGCGATCTTCGCCGCAGACAGCAGCAGCGTCGCGGACACGTTTGATGCGTACGACGGTCAGATTCAGGCGAGCGGCGCGTTCCCCGCGTTCGGCACCGAGATGGGCGCAAACACCATCGCCAAGGGTCCGCGGTTCTACTTCGTGAACGGCAACTACCTCACGCCGATCTTCCACTCGAAGCGGTACTTCAAGACGCACGAGGTGCTGCGTCACCCGAACCAGCCGTTCACCTACGTCATGCCCGTCGACTGCTGGCACAACCTGTTCTGCAACAGCCGCCAGCGCCACGGCATCATCACCCCCATCCCGACCACCTGATCCACAGGGAGAACAACCAACATGATCGCAGGACTCATCACTCCCTCTGGGAATCTCGCGGCTCTCACCCCGCAGCCCGTGCTCGTCAAGCCCATCGCCCACGCAGCCGTTGCTGTTGGAGACATCGTCAAGTTCGACATTCAGTGCGCAAGCGCCTCTAGTAACGCCGCAAACCTCGTCAACTTCGACGAGCCGACTTGCGGGTTCAATGTCGTTGTTCTTTCTGGTGCTGCGGCAACTGGAGAGGATGGCGGCGTCTGGGGTGTCGTGACCGAGGCCGCTGCCGCGGGTTCCCGCTGCACGGTTTGCATCGCTGGCGTTGTCGATGCCAAGGTCACTACCGCTGCAAGCACGGCTGCTGGTCAGGTTCTTGCTCCGATCGCGTCTAACGTTCTTGGAGCCCCTGCTTCTGCTGGCAATCCAGCGGTCGCAATTCTCCTTGAAGCCGCGAACACCGTCACTGCTGCGAGCCGAAAGGTTCTCTTCAACGGGTTCGTGATCGGCTCGACCGCCGCCTGATCCAACCAACTGAACGGCTTGGCGGGGGAAACCCCGCCAAGCCAATTCCATGCTGACGTACGGCAACCTCAAGAGTCACATCGTTCTCGCGCTCGGCGGTCAACCGTCGATCGTGAGCGGTATGACTCGCGACCAGCGAATCGCCGAGATCGTCAATCAGGCTGGGCAGTACATGTTCACCAAGCCGTGGCGGTATAGGGAGCGCACGTCGCGTCCCCTGAACACCGTCGCGCAGCAGTCGTGGGTGGCACTTCCCACCGACGTCGAGGACATCGTCGCCTTGATCTCCAAGGCTGGGCTCGGATGGCGCGTCGAACTGACGACGCCAGAGCACATGGAGATCATCAGGAACATGTCCGAGCCAGCGCTGATGGACGGCGTGTACTACGCCACCCTGTCGCGACCTTGGGCCGAGTCGAACAACACGACGCCACTGACCGCTGGAAGCGGGCTTCCCGCCGTCAGGCTTGAACTTTATCCGACGCCACAGGCTTCGGCTTCCGACGCCATCACGATGCGCTACCGCGCGTCATGGCAGACCGTCTCCGACACGACTCAGGAGACATTCATAATCCCCGTCCCTGCATATGCGGAATCTCTGCTGATCGCGTATGCACGTTCGTTCGCAATGGCGTACGAAGACGAGGGATTGACCGCAAGACTCATGGAGATCGACAGTGGGCCGATCTTCAGTGCTGCGGCGACAAAAGACGGCTTACAGCAGAGAGACTACGGGAGGTTGCTCCCGAATCGCGTGAGCCCCTTTCGTCGGGAACATGCAGTTCCGCCCTGTTCAGGGGCCACTCTGACTCCAGTCACCGCCATCAGCAACATCAGATGGCGGGGCACTTGGGACGCGAACGACACCTACACGATCGGCGACGTCGTCAGGTACGACGGCAAGACTTGGATCTGCGAGATCGGGAACAGCAACGACGCCCCGCCGTCGTCGTCATGGTCCATCATGGCATCGGACGGAGCGGACGGCGCTGCTGGTCCGACTGGTCCGACTGGTCCTGCTGGAAGTAGTTCTCCTACTGGTCCCGCTGGCGGAGATCTGACTGGTAACTACCCAGATCCAACCATCGCCGCCAACGCGGTCACGTTCGCCAAGATGCAGGACGTCGAGGCGGCGAGCCTGCTTGGTCGTGCTCCAGCATCGAACGGAGATCCACAGGAGATCAAACTCTCGGCGTCATTCGTGTGGGGAACTGCTGGCGGCAAGCCGCAGTTGAACATCGCCACGGTGTCGGACCCAAACAAGGCCGACGCTAGCCTGAACCTGACGGCTGGAACGGGATTGTCTGGCGGTGGCGACCTGAGCGCGAGTCGATCGTTCGCCGTCGACTTTGCGGCGAGCGGAACGACCAGTTCGACCAAGGCTGTCCGCGCCGACGACTCCCGCCTGTCGGATGCCCGTACCCCGACGGCGCATACCCACGCCATCAGCGACGTGACTAGTCTCCAGACC